ACAGTACTAGCAAAGGTCTTTGCCTGATTGCGTACAGTGTCCAAGAATCTACCCTCATCAGATCCATTAATGACATAACTATCTACTCCCAACTCGTTACATAATGCTTTTGCAATAGTAGTTTTACCAACACCAGCAGTACCAGAAAGAAGGAGATTTGGTATCTCCCCTTGCTGTATAAAATTGATAAAGGTATCTTTCACATCAGTAGGAAGTATACAATCCTCAACTTTCTGAGGTCTATACTTCTCTACCCATAAAAAATCATTCATCTTTTTCTAAAAACTCCAAGTCTAATTAGAACATACATGCAAATTGCCACCCAAAATAATAAGTACCACATAATCCACATCAAGTATTAGGTTCCATAGCGATATAATATCTTATACCATTCCAATCAGATCCATCCAGTCCAACAAACTGAGCAACATTAGATTTACTTACCATAACATGATAACGACCTGGTAAAAGTTTCAAGTTCTCAACCTTAAAACAGAAACAGAACTCTTCATCACCAACAACTGCATCACCAAGATCTACAGCATATGTGTTAGATGTATCATTCTTCTTATCAGTAACACATAAAGATAAAGCACCTTCATGACCATAAAGGCATAGATCTGGAAGTTGATATACTGTTGCAGCACGTTGTAATTGTGCTAACACACTAGACTCAAGAATAAAATCACAATCAATACTAGGAAGTTTAATTTCCTTCTCTGGTGGTTGAGTAATAATATCTGGATCTGCGTAAAAGAATCTTGTCTTAGACTTACCAGATTCATCACTTACTGTAACAAAGTTTGGTTGCGAAGTATCAACCTTTGGTTGGTCAAACAAAGATAACCCTCCAAGGAACACTCCCAAATCGTAGATAGAAATCTGCGAATCAAACTGCTCTTCAACATCTGCAATAGCAAGTATGTTCTTGTTAATACTAAGAGTTGAAATTTGATTGCCAGGTTTAATAACAATAGATTTGTTAATAGAACAAAAGTTCTTAAGAATTTCAATAGTAGGTTTAGTAATCATAGTCATTTGTCATAATCAACGGTGAATGCAGTTGGGTTTCCTGCGTTTGCACGATCAGCAGTTTGTCGCTTATCGTTAAAGTGTAATAGGAGCAATCCGTAATGGATAATCTTTATGATATCCTTACGTGCTGTTCCCTTGCGGTCATACCTTGAAGCATACTTAAGGACATTACTCCTACAGAATGCTTCAGCATCACCTACAGAATCAATAAGGTCAAGAGTCTGAACGTTTCCGACAGAATAATGACCTCGGTATGTCTGACTGATGTAATCATCAATCTCTTTTAATAGTTCCTTTTCGTTATACTTTTGCATAGGATTTGTATTATAGTCGGGACCATCTAATAGGTCAAGATCTTTTCCCATATTAATCCTCCAAGTCGGGTAGATGAGGTTCTACCCAATGATCTGAATTGTCAATACCAGCAGCCTTCACATACCTCATAATGTGTTCATCTATCTGGTGATAGATTGGATGTAAATCCAAATCCATATTAATGTCGTGTGCTATCTGTGCTATCTGTGCCTCTGTAAAACAATGGTCAGGATGTAACAGATCACAACATGGTATACGTTTCTCAATTAATTCATTGAGATTAATACGTATCTCGTAGTCTCTATATACTGGCATTAGTTTCCTCCTCTTGCTCTCCAGCGTCCACCTTGGTATATAGATCCAAGAAAGACTCTTTTGTATCATCATCGAATCTGTTAACACAATTGGTGATAGCAGTCAAACGATCACCAAAGATCTGGAATGCTTGAACAATGTGAACTAAACGACGTGTTGTGATAACCTCATCCACTCCTCCATCGAAGAATGTCTTACGTATCACTCCTGCCCATTTTACCAGATTTTCAGCAAATTGCAAGTCACATCCAACATTAGATAAGATCTTTGTCTCTATTGCTGCTGAAGGATAATCCTGTTCAAAAGTTACTGGGAATCTTTCTAGGAATGCTTCATTAAGAACATTAGTTCCTACGAAACGTCCATCATCAGAACCCTTACCTTTTGTGTTGGCAGTAGCAATAACTGTAAAACCAGCAGAAGGATTTACATACTTACCAATCTTCTTCAAGAATACACCCTTACCTTCAAGGATTGACTGAAGGCAGAGAATCTTATTAGAGGCAAGGTCAATCTCGTCAAGTAAGAGTACTGCTCCACGTTCAAGTGCCTCAATGACAGGTCCGTTATGCCAAACTGTAGACCCATCAACAAGCCTAAAACCACCAATAAGATCGTCCTCATCTGTTTCAATAGTAATGTTTACACGAATCAGTTCTCTATTCAAATCAGCACATGCTTGTTCAACACTAAGGGTCTTACCATTTCCTGATAGACCAGTAATAAATGCTGGATAGAATAGTTTAGATTTTATAATTTTCTTTAGTGAAGTGTAATTGCCAAAAGGTACATAAGTAGATTCTTTGGCAGGAACATAATTAACCTTAACTGGTTCCGCAGAAGGAGCAGCATAAGTCTTTTCCAACTTCTCTGATAGAGTTAGATTCCATTTGCCACGTGAAGTTTTTACTAATTGAGGAATTTTATTCATCCTTTTAGTAACACTCTGTACTTGTACACCAAGATCATTAGCAGTTTGTCTTACTTGATCACTGCTGATATCAGATCCGTAGGTTGAAAGACGAGAAATTAAATCTTCATCTGTAAATTTGGCTTGGAATGGCATAAGTCTCTTTGTTTTATACATTAATTATAACATGGTATAGGGGTGATGGACACCCCCCATGTGACAGTTTCTCAAGCGATCTGTTCTATGAAAGAGTTGAGAATTGTTTTGTTGGTCATCTTAGAACCCATGTGCTTTTTGAATGCACGATTTAATTCTGCTTTAGTAGCAACTTCACCCTTCTGTTTAACTTCAAGGTCTTGTGTCTCTTCACCAATACCTCTATCAGGCATAAAGAATGCTTCAGTAAATCCGAGAGTACCTTTAATCGAAGCAAACTTTTCTTTCCTCCATTGCTTATCAATCCTATCATATTCTTCATGAGAAAAATATCTAAGAGTTCTATTCATTTCTGATTTAGAACATAAGCGAATACCTATCCAATTATAATCAGTAATATCTTTATGGAATCCTACAATCTCTGCAGTAGTTTGATAAGGATTACCAGTAATTTTTTTAGTGTAACCTGTTTTAGGATCACGTAAAAAGAATACTTTACCATGACTATGACACATAAAACTACTTCTCCTATCACCATAATATTCATCATCCATTTCTCTTACATAAGACATTGGATTTGATTCTCCATCAGTAAGGCAAATAACATTTACCTTAGTAACATTCTCAACTTTCTTAAGTCTTTCTACAATCTTACGAGTAGCTAGAACTGCTTCAACAAGAGGTGTTCCACCTAAACCATACTCATGATGAGATCCTATTCTATGATTAGACATAGAAAAAGCTTGTAAGTAAGTATACATCATAGACTTCTCTAATGACTTAGCATTTTGTCTAGAAGAAAAGAATTCTAACAATTTAATATCAGGACCAATATACAAATCATTTATTTTCTGATCATGTAAATTAGATTCATCAGTTCTCCATCCACTTTGGAATGCATACACTCTAAAAGGAATACCTGCTTTTTTACAGAACCATATTAAATTATAAGTCTGCTTAAGAGTATCAAGTAAATTGCAACTCATAGAACCAGACCAATCAAGGTACATAATTAAACCATGATTCTTACCATCTTGAACTGTTGTTATCTTTTTAAAAATATCATCAGTTATCTTATATTTAAATAATGCATTTGTATTAATAACTCCTGTCTTAGATACTGCCTGTCTCTTATAATTGTCAGCAGATTTTTTCATTTCAAATTGTTTAACCAAATAGTTAACTGTTTTCTGTGCACTCTTTTTAAAACTTCTGTAATGATTTTTAGCAAAATCTAAATTATTAGTGTACCACTCTTGCTCTTCTTTATCTCTAAAAGCATGACCTTCAAAATAAAACATTAAATCAGTTTGAATCTTATCAAAAGGTACAATCAATTTATCAACATTAACATTTGGAATATTAACATATACCCATTCCTTTGCACTATCATCAACTAATGTTTCTAATGCTTGTGCAAAAGATTCATCTGTAACACTTTCAGTTTCACGATAGTCTCTATCAATATCTGCCCCCGATCCAACAGCAGGTGCATTAGGATCACCAAAATCAGGTTTTGTTATCTCATCTAATAACTGCTCATCAGTTAGATCATCTTCATCATTCCGATCATCTTCTACATCACCATCATTATCTGAAGAATCAATATCAAACTCACCATCTCCAGCAGCAGATCCATCATCAACTATATTTGGATTCTCAATCTGATCTTCTTGTTCCTTATCCTTTTCTTTTTGCTTAGACTCACAATAATCATATAAATCTTTGGCAAGTGAAACTACATCATCAAAAGTCTTTGTTAATGAAGCACGTCTTACATATACTTCCTCTTCTAAAGAAAACTCTATATCGTTACAACCTTTATAATATAAATTAATACGATCAATAAATGGTAACTCTGTTATATCTTCATCTCTTACACCAAAGAAATCTCTATCCCACAACTCACTATATCCTTCAAAGAAAGTTTTGCGAAGACCAGGATAGGTAACCTTCATCATTTTTTCAATACGAACATCTTCTAAAACATTAATAAATGACTTAGGAACATCTCCAAAATTATCAGCAGGAGTATAGAGAGCATGTCCTACTTCATGACCCACTAGAAGATCATATACTGTTGATGAAGCATTCCAAATAGGTAGTATAAGAAGACGCTTTTCAACATCAAAGCAAGCAGTACTAACTTTTCTATGCTCTACTGTAATGTTTTCTGTTGCCAATAGCTTTGCTAATTGGCCTTTAACGTCTGTGTTAACCATCGTAAGCCTTCATTTGATACACTTATTATAGCAGAGAGTAAATCAAATGCTTGCACCTGTGTGCCACTTTATGAATCGTCCATCATTTTAGAAAAATCATTAATCTTTTCAAACCTCAATGTCCTCATAAACTTATCTGCTAAGATATCACCCTTATGTGATATAACAAATACATTAGTTCCTTGTCCTAAACTACGTAATATACTAAGAAGTTCTGTTGTAGCAGAAGCATCTAAAGAACTATCAAATACTTCATCAAGTATAAGAAGATTGGTGGCAGCAGAGTTCTTCATACGTGCAACCTCTCTCCATGTGAATAATAATGCTAAGTCAATCTTCTGTTTCTCACCTTCAGAGAAAGAAGAATAACTAAACTCATCTCTAAATCTACTCTTGATAACCTCATTAAATTCTTCGTCAAGTGTAAAATTAAAAAAGGTATCCATACTGTGCAGATATTTATTAATCAAATTGTTAAAAATTGGAATATATTTTTTAATAATTTGTTTTTTAATTCCAGAATCTTTTAATAAAGTTGATACTACTTGAAACTCATCAAGAGTTTGACTAATCTTTGAACAATCTTCTTGTACCTTATCAAGTTGAGACTGTAGTATTGATAAAGATTCCTTTTCTTTATCAATGTTTGGTGTAATATTTAATTTTTCTAACTCCTTCTTAATTGAAATATTTTCAGATTCTAAACTTGATACCATCTTATCGTTTATTGTGATATCACTTCTCAAGTCACGAACTTCTAATAGTATCTTATTGGCTTTTTCTATTATAGAAACTAGATCATCAACAGCTTTTTGTTGCTTCTTTAAAGCCTTCGTAATAGTATTTCCATCCTTCTTTAAAATCTTAATCTTTTCTTTCTTAAATTCTTCATTAATAGATTGATGACAAGTAGGACAATCATCATGTGTTTTAAGAAATTTCATTTCTTTTGTCACAGATTTCAATTCAGAATTCATACCAAATTGTTTCTCTTTTAAATCTGTTAATAATGAATTCTGTTCTTCTGTATCAATTAATTGTTCTTCTAATTCTTTTAAATGATTATTCTTTTCAACAGTATTTTTTTCTATTCTATCAATCTCTGATATATTTTTAAAAGACTTATCTTCCTTTTCTTTTTTTCTAGTAGTATTAACTTCTTTTAATGAATCAATTAATTTTTGTTGTGACTGCACTCTCTCTTCAGCAATAGTAAGAAGGTGAGTACAATCTTTACTTTTAGCATATACACTTCGGATACGATCTTTCAGAAGTGTATTCATATTTGAGAAGATCTGGATGTCCAATAGATCTTCGATAACCTCTCTCCTGACACTTGCTCCAAGTTGCATGAAGGGGACAAATGTGGATGAACCAAGTATGACGACTTGGGTAAAACTTTTGTAGTTGAGTTTGAGGACTGATTGCTCCAAGTATTTCTGCGTGTCTTTGGCAGCAGCATCTTGGTCAACCATCTTATTGTTTTTGTAAACCTCAAAGAGATTGGGTTTGGCACCCCTGAAAACTCTGTATTCATCTTTACCTATAGAAAAACATAATTCAACTTTCAAGCCTTTTTCATTAATACTATTAACTAATTGACCTCTATTAATTTTTCTAAATGGTTTATTAAACAATGCAAAGCACAATGCATCAAGTAAGGTAGACTTACCAGCACCATTAGATCCTACAATCAATGTAGACATAGAATCATTTAAATCAATTTCAGTCCATTGGTCACCAGTGGAAAGAAAATTTTTCCACTTAATATTTTCAAATGTAATCATTACAATGAAGGAATAATCAAATCGTTTTTAGTAATAATTGAATATTTGTATCCATGATGAATACAGGTATGTAGAACTAAATCATGTTCTACTTCTGTAGCTTGTAATTCTCCACCATGATCCTTTGCTTTTAACTGATCAATATATCTTTCAGCATCATCTTCCTCCTCAAAAAGACATACAATTTTATCTTTCTTCTGATAAGGAGTAGCATAAACACCACCAGTTTTATTGTCAGTTATTATAAACATTACAATTCAATCGCCTCCATATAAAGTGATCTCATAATATGTTTAACATTACTTTTATCTACCTTAAGATCTATTTCATCTATGTAGTTATCTAGTAATGTCATGGTGTCTTCGGTTTCTACAACAGAACTTCCGTTCTCCAGTTCCACACTAAGATCTTCAACAATCTTAAGATCAGCAAGACTCATGTCCTGTAATTGCTTTACCTTATAATCAAACTTTGCATAATCACCTTTATCTTCTACAATGAGTTTGACAAAAGATCCTTTAAGTTCTGACTCTTCAGGTAAACGAACTCCGTCATTATAGTAGAGCTTATGAAAAGTGTCAAATGGATTTCTATAAAAAGTTGTCTTAAGAGTCTCTGTATCAAAAACATGAAATCCTCTCTTAGTACCATAATCATTCCAATACAGTTGATATGGATTTCCTAAGTATGATATATTGTCACGCTTTGATTTCATATGATAGTGACCAGAGAAAACCCTTTTAAATTTATTGAATATAGTTGTCTCCATACCACTATGCATTACATGACCAGGATGAGCCTCAAAGCCGTTAAGCTCAAGATGGCCCATACAGACAGGAGCAGTACTTTCTGTGACGCTTCGTAAGGTTCTGTCATAGTTATC